CTCCGGCAACACGGTGCTCTCCAAGGACTTCCCGGGCGGTGTCCTGGTCATGACGGGCGCCAACAGCGCGGTGGGCTTGCGTTCTATGCCCGCCCGGTACCTGTTCATGGACGAGGTGGACGGCTATCCGGGGGACGTGGAGGGCGAAGGTGATCCGATCCTGCTGGCCGAGAGACGATCCGCCACCTTCCAGAAGCGCAGGAAGGTCCTGCTGGTGAGCACGCCGACGATCAAGGGGCTCTCGCGCATCCAGAGGGAGTTCGAGGCCTCGGACCAGCGTTACTACCACGTGCCGTGCCCACACTGCGGACACGAGCAGCCCCTGCGGTTCAGCCAGCTGCAGTGGCCGGAAGGCAAACCCGAGCAGGCGAAGTACGCCTGCGAGGACTGCGGCGTTCTGGTCGAGGAGCACCACAAGACGCGGATGCTCGAGAGCGGCCGCTGGATCCCGACCGCGGAGAGCGACGGCCGCACGCGGGGCTACCACCTCTCGTCCCTGTACAGCCCGGTCGGGTGGTTCTCCTGGGCCGATGCCGCGCACATGTTCGAGGCGGCACAGGGCAATCCCGATCTCATGAAGGGATTCGTGAACACGGTCCTTGGCGAGCCCTACGAGGAAGAGTTCGAGGCGCCGGAGTGGGAGCGGCTCTACGAGCGCTGGGAGGACTACCCAATCGGCATCGTCCCCGAGAGTGGCCTGTTCCTGACCGCGGGCGTCGATGTCCAGAGAGATCGCCTCGAATGTGAGATCGTCGCCTGGGGCCGGGACAAGCACTCCTGGTCGGTGGACTACCTGATCCTCGACGGTGATACCGCGAGGCCCGAGGTCTGGAAGCGGCTCGACGTCATCCTGGAGAAGGACTGGCCCCACCAGAGGGGCGGCACGCTGCCGATCCGGGTGATGGCGGTGGATTCAGGCTATGCCACCCAGGACGTCTACGGCTGGGTCCGAAAGCGCCCGCAGGCGGTGTGGGGTGGGGCAGGAGCGCGCGCCTCGCAGCCGAGAACGGCCGTGGCGGTCAAGGGCCGGGATACCGACACCGCGCTCATCCTGAGCGTCTCCAAGGCGGACACGGGCGGCACACGCCGGGGTCTTCGGGTGTGGAACGTGAGCGGCCCGGTGGCCAAGGTCGAGCTCTACCGGTGGCTGAAGCTGCCGCGGCTGACGGACGAAGACATCGAACGAGGTGAGAAGCCCGCACCGGGCACTTGTCACTTCCCGCAGTACGGGGAGGAGTACTTCAAGCAGCTGACTGCTGAAAGACGGGTGATCCGGATGCACAAGGGATTTCCCAAGGCGACGTGGGAGAAGGATCCGACGCGGAACAACGAGGCGCTTGATTGCCGCGTGTACGCGCGCGCGGCCGCGAGCATCTACGGGCTCGACCGGTTCAAGGAGATGCACTGGAAGCGGCTGGAGCAGGCGCTCGGAATGGTCGAGGGACCCGTCATCGCCGCGCCGCTGCCGAGAAACGTGCACCGGCCGCCCGTAAGCACGACCACTGAACCGCAGCAAGAGCGTGAGCGCATCGTACCGAAGCGGCGCGCCATCAAGAGCGATGATCCATGGCTGATCTGACGACCCTGCAGACCTACCTCGCGGAACTGGAAGCTGCGCTCCATGACCTCAGGAAGGGTGAGCTGCCGTCGGTGGTGGTGTCGCCGGATGGCCGACGCACGGAGTATCACCCGACCAGCACTGCCGAGCTTCGCGCGGAGATCAGCCACGTGAAGGCCGAGATCGCCGTCGCCGAAGGAAAGCCGAATCCCCGCCGCCCGGTCCGGTTCGCCTTCTGATGACGCTCCCGATCAAACAGTCCCGCGAGCCGATGATCCTGAACGCCGCAGGCCTCCCGATCCGGATGCAGGACACCGCGCACTTCGCCGCGTCCCGATCGGTGCGGGAACTCAAGTCCTGGAACCCGATCACCCTGTCGCCGGACGCCGAACTCAATACCGAACTCTCGACCCTGGTCGAGCGGTCCAGGGACATTTCCCGCAACCATGGCGTCGCTTCCGGCGCCGTCCAGACTCTGGTCGACAACGTGGTCGGCACGGGGCTCAAGCTGCGGTCCATGCCCGACTACCACGCCCTCGGGAAGGATCGGACGTGGGCGGCCGAGTGGACCCGGGAGGTGGAGTCCCGCTTCCAGCACTATGCGGCCAGTGTCGAGTTCGACGCCTCGCGGTTGATGAACTTCTACGCCATGACCCAGGTGGTGTTTCGCTACGGGATCCTGAGCGGGGAAGCCCTCGCGATTCCCTACTGGCTGCCAGGGAGCGTCGCGAGCGGAAGTTCCGACGCGAAATGGGCGACCCAGTTCCAGCTGGTCGAACCCGACCGCCTGTCGAACCCCTACGGCCAGATGGACACGGTGAAGCTGCGAGGCGGGGTGGAGATCAACAGGTATGGGGCCCCTGTGGCCTATCACATCCGAAAATCCCACCCGGGAGACCTGTTCCACGGCACCTTCGATCGGGGCGAGTGGGAGCGTATTCCGGCCAGGACCCGGTTCGGTCGCCGGAGGGTCATCCATGTGTTCGAGCCCGAGCGCGCCGGCCAGCACCGCGGCAAGCCGAAATTCGCGGCGATCCTCGCCAAGTTCAAGATGCTCGACCACTACGAGCGAACGGAACTGCAGGCAGCCGTGGTCAACGCCATGGTGGCGGCATTTGTGAAGACCAACATGGACGGCCAGACCCTGGCGGAGCTCTTCGGGGATTCGAGGGACTACCTCAGGGAACGGGCCGAATGGGAGGTGAAGCTGCAAGGCGCGTCCATCCTGCCGCTCTTTCCCGGCGACGAGATGCAGGCCTTCACCCCCTCGCGACCGGCGGCCGGGTACTCGGCGTTCGTAGAGAACCTGCTGCGGCACATCGCCACGGGCACCAACATGCCCTATGAGCTTCTGGCCAAGGACTTCAGCAAGACCAACTACTCGAGCGCGCGCGCAGCCTTGCTTGAGGCCTGGCGCTTCTTCATGACCCGCCGCCAGTGGCTCTGCTACCACTGGGCGAGCCCGGTGTACGAGCTCTGGCTCGAGGAGGCGGTGAACCGGGGCGAGATCGAGGCGCCGGACTTCTACGAGATGAAGGCCGCCTACTGCCGCTGCCAGTGGATGGGCCCGGGGCGGGGGCACGTGGACCCCGAGAAGGAGGGCAAGGCGGTCAAGCTCAAGTGGGAGAACGGCACGACCACGCTCGCCCACGAGAACGCCGAGCAGGGTCAGGACTGGGAGACGACCATGGAGCAGCGGGCCGAGGAGGTGAAGCGGGCGATGGAGATCGCGGCGGAGAAGGGGATTCCGGTGGAGTACCTCCTTCCCACAGCGACCACGCCGGCCGCATCACCGGATCGGCAGGCCCCCGATGACACCGAACCGGAAGAGCAAGCCGCATGAGCCAGTACGCCCATCTCATCCAGCGGGTGTTCGACACGCCGCTGATGATCCTGGAATCGAAGCTGCAGACGATCCTGACGGTGCTCGCGCCAAGAGCCGAGTTCCGCGTGGAACTGCCCGGCAGTCTCGAGATCCCGAAGCGGGACACGCTCGAAGCGTCTCTTACCGGCATGGGTCACAGCGTGCGCCGATCCCGGAACGGCTACCTCATGGTCGGATCCACGGCCGTCCTCGACGTCATGGGCACCCTGGTGCAGCGCTGCAGCGGGATGGATGCGGCGAGTGGGCTCGTCAGCTACGAGTTCCTGGCCGCCGATGTCGCGCGCATGCGCGCGGATGATCGAGTCAAATCCGTCCTGATGGTCCTCGATACCCCGGGCGGGGAAGCGACCAGTGGCCTGTTCGATCTGACCGACCAGATCGCGGCGCTCAGGTCCCAGAAGCCGGTCCACGCCTATGCCCACGATCTCGCCGCCTCGGCGGGCTACCTGCTGGCGTCGGCGGCGAACGAGGTCTGGATCCCCGAGACCGGCGCCGTCGGCTCCATCGGCGTGGTCACTGCCCACATCGACGTCTCGAAGAAGGCGGAGAAGGACGGGGTAGCGGTCACGTACATCTACGCCGGCCGCCACAAGATCGACGGCAATCCCTTCGAGCCCCTGCCGGACCGGGTGAAGACCCGGGTCCAGGAGCGCGTGGATGCCGTCTACGGCATGTTCGTGTCCCGGGTCGCCGAATACCGGGGCCTCTCCGAGAACGACGTCATCGACACCGACGCGGACGTGTACTACGGCGAGGACGCCGTGACTATGGGGCTCGCCGACGGCGTCGCGTCGTTCGACGCATTTTTGAACCGAATCCTTTCAATCCACAGGGTGATGACCATGTCCGAGAAAGACACTGCCACCGCGCCGGTCGCGGCCACCGAGATCCTGACCGCCGATCAGATTGCCGAAAGGTATCCCGATCCCGCGGTTGCATTGATCGACCGCGGGGCCAAAGCCGAGCGCGAGCGCATCGCCGCCATCCTGCAGCACGAACACGCCGCCGACCGGCAGCAGCTCGCCGAACACCTGGCCTTCCGGACCACGCTGGGCGTGGAGGAAGCTGCCGGCATGCTCGCCGCGTCACCGAAGCAGGTGGTCGAGGCCCTGTCAGGTCCGTCGCCCTTCGAGACCGCCATGGCCGCCATCGACAACCCCGACATCGGCGCCGATGGCGAGCCCACCGGCGAGATGACGCCGCAGTCCATGGCCAAGTCCGTGGTCGCCATGGCCAGAAAGGCCGGCGTCCTTCAGTAGCGACGCGGCCGCCGGCTTTTCACATGAATCCGGTCATTCGTCCGACGAATAAAGCCACATGAGCGCGGCTTGTTCATCGCGAAATACGCGGACCTGCGTGTGTTTCGGCACGCTGCGAGACACCTCGTACTGTCGGCCGATTCCGAAGGCAAGGTCGTCTGAAACCAGGATCGCGACACGACTCGGTTGCGGGAGTTTGTGCTTGCCGTAGCTCGATATGGCATTGAGTTCGACCATCGAAAAGCGATAGGACACGTCCCGAAAGTCCCAAAGCCGACGCTCGTGCGGGTGCCCGGCGACGATCTCGTCGGCCGCGGCCTTGAGATCGTCGATGGTGGGGTTCTCGTGGAAACGAACATGCGTCATGCCATCCGCTGACGAGATCGTGTATTTCGTGGTCGAAGTCATCGCGCTACCCGCATTCATCCATGCCCTTTCGGGAGTGAGATTGCCGGAGCCCGTCTCGGCACTCGATTCGACTACCCCTTCGAGCGATATCCCGATGCCAGTGCTCGACGAATTGCCCATTTAACCACTTCAATCGCGGAGAAATTATCCATGAGCGACCCCTCCTTTACTACCGAAGCCTTCAACCCCGATCGCCTGATCGGTGGCGACAAGAAGCTCGTCACCCGCGACGTTACCCTGACCGATCTCGGGAGCACGGGCGCCCTCGTGCGCGGCACCGTCCTCGGCATGGTCACCGCCGACGGCACCTACGGGATCTCGCTTGCCGCCTCCAGTGACGGCAGCGAAGTCCCCCGGGCCATCCTGGTCAAGGCCGCCGACCCGAGTGGCGGCGACGTTCTCGCCTCGATCTACGACGAGGGCGAGTTCAACGAGGACCGGCTGACCTATGGCACCGGCCACGACGCCGATTCCGTCCGCGAGGCCCTTCGGGCCGTGGGTATCCACCTGAAGGAGCCGGTCAGCAACTAGTCGTCGGCCACGACCGGTTGTTGCAGCCGGCTTCGAGCCGGTTTTTTTACGCCCATTTCCTGATTCCAGAGGAGATTCCCCATGGATGTCTACAGCACCGCCTTCCTCATCGCCGTGGTCGAGGAACTGAAGCCCCCGCAGTCCTGGTTCCTGGACCGCTACTTCCCGACCGTGGTCCAGTCCAACACCGAGGAGATCAAGTTCGACGTCAAGGGCGGCAAGCGACGCATCGCTCCCTTCGTTTCACCGCTCCTCGAGGGCAAGCTGGTGGAAAGCCTCGGCTACACCACCAAGACCTTCAAGCCCGCCTACATCAAGGACAAGCGGGTGTTCGACCCCGATCAGCCCCTGAAGCGGGCCGTGGGCGAGCGCCTCGGCGGGGACCGGGACCCGATGAACCGTCTCGCCACCACCATCGCCGCCGAGATGAGTGATCAGGCGGAGATGATCACCCGACGGCTCGAGACCATGGCGGTTGAGGTCCTTCGAACCGGCAAGGTCACCGTCACCGGCGAGGGCTACGACACCGTGGTGGTCGATTTCGGCCGAAACGCCAACCACACCGTGACCCTCTCGGGCGCCACCCGCTGGGGCCAGTCGGGGATCAAGCCGCTGGACAACCTCGAGACCTGGACCAACACGGTCCTGCAGAACAGCGGGGCGGGGATCGTGGACGTGGTCATGGACCCCGAGGCCTGGAAGCTCTTTGCGGCCGATGAGCAGGTCAAGGAGCTCCTCGACACCCGCCGGGGCTCCACGGCCCGCATCGAGAGTGTCAACACCCCCCGGATCGGGGCCCAGTACAAGGGTCAGATCGGCCAGTGGGACTTCTACGTCTACCAGGACTGGTACGTGAACGACGCCGGCAACGAGGTGGCGATGCTCCCGGCCAACTCGGTGATCCTCGGCTCCGGGGCGGTGGAGGGTATCCGCCACTTCGGTGCGATTCGCGATGAGAAGGCGGGGTATCAGCCGATGGCGATGTTCCCGAAGTCGTGGACCACGGAGGACCCGGCCGTGCGGTATCTCATGATGCAGTCGGCGCCGCTGATTGTCCCTTACCGCCCGGACGCGACCTTCGCGGCGACTGTGAACTAGGGGGAGAGACGACATGGCATTCAAGGCAGAGTCGAACATCGTCACCGCCGCCGGGGTAATCCACGCCGGTGAGTCGTTCAACCCGGACACCTACAAGATGCCTCGCAAGGAGGTGGAGCGGCTGATCTCGATCGGGGCGGTCACGCGGGGCGCGTCCGAGAGGAAACCGGTCATTCGGGAGACGGCGGCAGACGATCCCGCTTCGGCGGTAGATTCCGACGACCGCCGAAACTCCGACCACACGGCCGGGAAGTAACCCTTGGCCACGTGGCGGGAGCGGCAGATCCGGGCGGATGCGCAGCTGTTCGACCGACACGGCAGCCCGGCCACCTACGCCCCCGTCTCCGGCGACCACGTCGCACTGATGGTCCTCGTCGACAAGGGCTTCGAGGTGCTGGACGAGGAGGGCGGGGTGGCGGAGCACATGACCGTCATCCGGTACCGGCTGGTGGATCTCCCGGGTCACGAGATTGGTGCGGTCGTCACGGTCGACGGCACCGGCTACCGGCTCGGCAAGACCGTGGCGGACGACGGCTTCATCCGCACCGTGCAGGCATTGACGTGATCAAGACCGAGTTTCGCAACCTCTCCCTGGCGGAACTGCGCCGCAAGTTCGACCCCAACGCGGTCGAGCGGGCCGACCGCATTGCCATCGGTCGGGTGGCGCGCAAGGTCCGCACGCAGGTGAGCCGGGATGTGCGGGCGGTCTACAACGTCAAGGCGCGGGACGTGGGCAGGACGGTCCGGATCCTGCGCAACAAACGAGGCTCCGTCGAGGAGCGCATCCTGCTCTACACCGGTGGTTCGATCCCGCTGGCCAAGTTCGATGCCAGGCCCAGGCGCGTCCGATCGACCCGCGGTCCCCGGACCGGTGTCACGGTGAAAGTCAGAAAGGACGAGGGTCGCAAGCTCGTCGGCAAGCGCGAGGGCTTCCATGGGAAGGGATTCTTCGCCAAAGGGCAGGTAATGGCGCGCAGGACGGCGAAGCGCACGCCCATCCGGCCGCAGTTCGGCCCGGCCATCCCTCTGATGGTGGGTAATGACCTCGTCATAGAGAGCTACCACCAGACGGTGCGGCGGGAGTATCCGATCGAGCGCGAGCGGGCGTTGAACTACGTGACGGGCAGGGTGTAGGGGAGGTTATCGTGGTTCCGCAGATCATCGCGCACTTGCAGGCCAACACGACCAGCTTCCCGACAATCCAGAACGCTTGGACGATGGAGCCGGTGGAGGATCTGTCAGCGGCCGTGCCCGCGCTCTACCTATTTCCCGGCGAATTTGACGCTGATCCGGACATCGGCATGTCGTGTCCGCAGCAGTTGATCGTCAAGAACGTCGACATCTTCCTGGTCTGTACGCCGGGCGATTTCGACAGCTTATTCCTGGAACTTTGGAACACGTTGGTTGGCTATCAGGTCGACCCGTACCACGACGGTCTGGCGATGAGTCGGTCGTTCACGGAACGGATCACTGGTCAGTACCTGTGGCGGCACAACATCTTTGTGACGAGGCGAAAGTATCGACAGGAATAGGCGTCGCGATGCGAAATGCGTGTCTACACGTTCCGGTCAAGCCACGCGGCAACGTCTTCCTCATCTCGAATGGTGATCCAATGGAAATGTCGTCGCAACCAGGCGGGTGTGATGTTGTAGATAAGCAGGTAGCGTCTCGGATCGTGATCGACGGAACAGGCAAGAATGAATTGGCGCCCGCGTTCAATCGTTCGTAGATTGTAGGTTTTGTTTTGCACGCCGGCGGGATAGTTGGCGTGATAGAAATCCAGTGCGTAGGTTCGGTTCTTCAGCGATACAACTCGATGGACCTTAATCGGACTGAAGGACCGCCCTGAATCCGTCTCAAAGTCGAACTCGTCGCAAATTATCTCGGCGGCGTACCAACGTTCCGGTTCAAGGGTGAAGCGTTTCATGGAGACTCTGTGAACTACTGCCCAGATCTAACGTCGGTAGGCGTAGAGGGCGGGTAGCACAATACGAGCAAGTCTGCGCGTATCTTCAACAGTCCCGGAATAACCAAACGAAAGTGAAACAGTGACTAAAGCAGCTTGCTTTACTAGCGGCGAAACCGCACGAAGAAATTCGTCGATTTCTGACTCTAGCCAAATGTCACCTTCGTACCAAATGTCGGATCTGTTGAACAGGTCCAAGCACAGGTCGAATACCACGGGATGATCGTATCGATGCCTAGCAGGCCGTTGAAAAACTCCCCGCGCCGCGAGGCGAATGCGTAGAATTCGCGCCACCGAACGAACCAGACGGAAGCATTCGATGAGAGGCACGTCGAACCCGCAGAGCAACCTGTTCTCCTACGTCAGTCTGGAAGATCGCATTCCCGACAAGCATCCGTTGCGAAAGCTTCGAGTATTGGTCGATGCGGTGCTGGCGTCGATGGACGAGGAGTTTGATGCGGTCTACGCCAAGGAAGGGCGTCCGTCGGTGCCGCCGGAGCGTCTGCTCAAGGCGTCGCTGTTGCAAGTGTTGTTCTCGATTCGCTCGGAGCGTTTGCTGGTCGAAGCGATCGATTTCAACCTGCTCTACCGCTGGTTCGTGGGCCTGTCGCTTGACGAGCGGGTCTGGGACCATTCGACGTTTAGCCAGAACCGCGACCGGCTGTTCAACGAAGGCCTGGCGCGCGTGTTCTTCGAGCGGGTGAAGATGCTGGCGGACTGGAAGCGCTTGACCAGTGACGAACACTTCAGCGTCGACGGCACGTTGATCGAGGCGTGGGCGTCGCACAAGAGCTTCCGGCGTAAGGACGGTGGGGATGACGAGCCGCCCCAGGGCGGCGGTCGAAACGCCGAGCGGGATTTTCGTGGTGAAACGCGCAGCAACGACACCCATCGGTCGACGACGGATCCCGAGGCGCGCCTGTCGCGCAAGTCGCCGGGTTCGGAGGCGAAGCTTGCCCACATGAACCATGTGCTGATGGAGAATCGCAACGGGCTGATTGTCGATGTCGAGACCACCGAGTCGAACGGCCGCGCGGAGCGCGAGGCTGCGCTGCGGATGATTCGTCGTTCGTGCTCTCGAGGTAGTACGGTTGGCGCCGATCGAGGTTATGACACCCGGGAATTCGTCTCGGGTTGCCGCAAGCTTGGTGTCGTCCCGCACGTGGCGCGAAAACGGCAGCATTCGGCGATTGACGGGCGCGTTGCACGCGGCAAGGCATACCGCGCTTCGCTTAAAGTGCGCAAGAGAATCGAGGAAGCCTTCGGTTGGTTGAAGACAGTCGGCGGCCTGAGAAAGACCAAACTGATTGGGCGGGCGAAACTGGCGGGTCACAGTCTGCTTTGCTTCGCGACGTACAATCTGGTTCGAATAGGAAGCTTGTCGGGATGGTGGGATGCAAGGCATACGTAGAGAGAGAATCGTCCGGAATCCGCTGAGATCGCGAAAACGAGCACGAACGAAACGCCATGAACACCACAACCGGACTGCAATCTCAAAGACTCCATCTCGTTTTTGAGTGATGGTGAAGCTCATGACGACAATTCGATGGGCTTTTTCAACGGCCTGCTAGACAACTGTCGGAAATCGTCGTGTATGTGCTGTTTGCAGCCTGATTCTTGGAGAACTTGTGGATCAATTCCACGATCGTCACCGTCATCTTGAAGGCAGAAGAAATGGATATCAGAAAAAATGCCCCGCACTACGGCTGGTACGATGAATGAGTCGAACCGAATGAGCTGATTTTGCTGGACGAGGTCGAAAACTTGTTTGAGGTCAGCCCGGCGCAGTTGAGCTAAGACTGACTCATTACCAAGGAGATCGTTTACTCCATCCCAGTGGTAGTCAGCATGGACCAGGCTTAGCTGGCAAGAAGTCGATCGTTCTAGATATCGGGACCAAACGTAAAACGCCCAACGATGATCGTCCATTAGCCAGATATCTCGACCAATCTCCTCGTAGTAGTCCGGATTTTCGCTTAGATGGTCATAGTCCATGGGCCGCTAAGTTCTGTAGTAGTGCATTTCACCACGTGCCTGCAGCAGCAAAGTTTCAGCGAAGCATGAGTCCGCTTCTTGCACGATTCGAAACAATAAGGTTTGATTTCTTATGTCCATCGAAAAACTCCTCCTCGCCAAGCTCGAGTCCACCTACGACACCGACCCGACCCCCGACGACAGCAACGCCATCGAGACCATCGGCCTCGAGATGCTGCGCTACGAGGGCGACAAGGTCAGTCGTGACGTCGACCGGCACACCCTCGGCGGCAAGCCGATGATCAACATCAACCCGCACACGTCGACCAGCTTCTCGGTGCCGGCGGCGTCATCGGGCACGTCCGGCGCCTCGATCGCACCGCCGGCCCACGGCGTCCTGTGGCGCGCCTGCGGCTTCGACGAGACGATCGACACCACCCCGAGCTCGGAGAAGGTGACCTACCAGCTCCCCGCCAACCAGGCGGACCTGAAGGACGCCAAGTCCGTGACCCTGTGGGATTATCGCGCGCAGGCCGGCCTCGTGCAAAAGACCACGGGTGTGCGGGGATCTGTCGCCTGGACCATGGAGCGGGGCCAGCTGCCCCGGTTCAATTTCTCCAACCTGCTCGGGACCTACAACACCCCCGAAACCGGCGCCGAGCCTACCGGCATCGACTGGTCGGGCTGGCGCGCGGAGTTGCCGTTCACGAAGGCGAATCTGCCGACTCTGACGCTGGATGGCGTCTCCGCGTGCGTTGAGTCCTTCAACATCGACTTCGGCTTGCAGGTCTCCCGGCGCAATCTCCCGGGGTGCCAGCAGACCATCCTGACGGGCTACGAGATCACGGGCGGCATGAAGATCGTCGCCCCGACGGTCGCCGACAAGGACTGGTACGCCAAGGTCGAATCCCACGCTGGGATCTCCACCGTGGCGCTGGCTTTGCAGTACGGGACTATTCCCGGCGATATCATCCTGCTGAGTTCCGCCGAGATCCAGATCAGCAACCTGACCGAGGAGGAGAGCGGCGACGGCGATCTCGCCTTCAACTTCGAGCTGTCGTTTCTCGACCAGCCGGTCATCACGTTCCAGTAAGCACAGTCAGCCAGGAAAGGAGAAAGATCCCCATGTCCATTTTGAAGGGCGTCAAGGACCAGATCGACGTCAAGGTGACGGCGGAATTCGACTCGGCGTCGGGCAGCGTCCGCGTGCCGTTCGTGGCGGTCTACAAGCGCCGCAGCGCCATTGAGCTCGGTGAGCTGTCCGAGGTCTTGAAGCGCCAGAATCTCGCCGAGTACGTGGACCTGATCCGCGACAGCGTCGTCGGCTGGCGGAATCTCGACGCGAGCGACGGCTCGACGCTGCCGTTCTCCCAGGAGGCGCTCGACGAGATGGTCAACGTCCCCGAGTACCTGACT